TAGATGGGAGTAAGACTCACAAGTGGGTACTAGAAGGTTTGTTTGGCAAGTGTGAACAAGTAACAAAAACAGATGATTTAATAAAGGGTGGTTACTTATCTAAGTTTAGGATAAAAGTCCTACTTTGTAAACATGCTCCTCAGCATTTCGAGACATATCAAGATGAAATAGAATATCTCGTAGAGCATAAGGGTAGAAATAACCTCATCAAAAATCTAGTTAAAGATATAGATGGTAACACCCTAGTACTATTTAACTACGTAGAGAAACATGGTACACCATTATACGAATTAATAAATAGTAATGTGGATTCCTCACGCAAAGTATTTTTTGTGCATGGAGGAACTGATGTAGAAGATCGAGAAGAAGTACGTAAACTAACAGAGAGTGAATCCAATGCTATCATCGTTGCCTCTTACGGCACCTTCTCAACTGGAATTAACATTAAACGTCTTCACAATATCATATTCGCCTCGCCCTCTAAATCCAGAATTAGAAATCTACAATCAATCGGTAGAGTCCTTAGGAAAGGAGAAGGTAAGGACATAGCAACGTTGTATGACATTGCAGATGACATTGGTGGTCAGAACTACACGTTGAAACATTTGAATGAAAGAGTAAACATATACAATACTGAAAACTTTAAGTATGAAGTTATAAGAGTCAACCTTAGAGCAAACTAATATGAAAGATGAAGAATTCTTTTCAACTATAAAGATAATAACTGGCGAAGAAATAGTAGCAAAAGTTATCTATCTTGAGGATGAAGATAAAGTTATGCTAGAGAATCCTCTTATTGTAGAAATACAGAGGTCGAGAAAAGGTGCACTTGAAATATCTGGATTTGCTTTTAAGGAATGGTTGAGTGCCACGTTTGATGACATCTTTGTTATGAACAAAGATCATATCATAACAATGTCTGAAATAGATCCTCACATTAAAGAATTCTATGAGAAGACTCTAGAAAGAATGAAGAACGGTAAGACCTTAGCGAACACTGCAGACAAACTACCTAGGAAGTCTGGTTACATCGGGTCGGTGTCCAAAATGAAACAGTCTTTAGAAGACATATTTAAAAAGAGCTAAGATCATCCTTAAACCCGCTACACGGTTAGTGTACTGGTAAAATAACTATTTGTCAAGTCCCCTTTACAAAAGAAATTTTATTTGCTATACTATGTACATCCTACAACGCAGTAATGAAAAGAAAAAAGACTGAGTATTATGTAAATAACAAAGAATTCCTTGCTGCGATAACAGACTATCGTGAGAAAGTTCATGCTGCAGCAGAAGCGGGCGAAGCACGTCCTAGAGTAAATAATTATATTGGATCTTGTTTTTTAAAAATAGCAACACACCTGTCATACAAACCAAACTTCGTAAACTATATGTTTAGAGAGGATATGATTTGTGATGGTATAGAAAACTGTTTACAATACATTGATAACTTTAATCCAGAAAAATCTAAGAATCCTTTTGCTTATTTCACACAGATTATATACTATGCTTTCTTAAGACGTATACAAAAAGAAAAGAAGCAACTAGAAATTAAAGGAAAGATTTTAGAAAGGTCAGGGTTTGATGAGGTAATGCACACAGACCGATATACTGGTAACATGTCAGGTATGAATGCTTCTTATTCTGATATGGGTAGCATTAAGGAAAACATAGAAACTAAAATGAACAACCGCTAATGCCTAACGATCTATATGATGATATGCGTCGTCTAAACGCATTATATGAAGAACTGATGTGGAATGATCATGATGAGTTAGAATTCATTATAGAAAACAACCGTATAGTTATTTTAAATAGAACACATGAAGAGTATATCAGAAGATGTACGTAGAGCAAATCGTTTTGAACGTAGACTTGCTGTTGTAAGAAAACTCAGAGAAATCTTTCCAGATTATCGTGGAGTTTATAAGTTCGTTGAATATCAATTTATTGATTTAAAAAATATTTGTGGCAAAAATTAAATTCTGTGGTATAATAAGATTATGAATATTTTTGTTACTGATCCAGACCCTGTTGCATCTGCACAGGTCTTACCTGACAAGCACATTGTCAAGATGCCACTAGAATCATGTCAAATGCTTTCTATTGTTGCATCAGAAAAGTGGGGTCACGGTTTCGGTGTATTACCTAAGTTAGATGGTGCTCCTTACAAGACTGACAAAGGTGCATTTCGTAATCACCCATGTACTATCTGGGCACAGACTAATTTCCGTTGGTTAATTAACCACGGTCTCGCACTGTGTGCAGAATATACACATAGGTACAACAAGGTACATAGTTGCCAATACACTATCGAGTGTGCTGACATTATCTTCCCTGATTGTCCACCACCAACATCCTTCACACGTGCAATGCCCGATGAGTATAAACATGACACAAGCATTGACACTTTTACTGCTTACAAAAATTACATTGGCAGCAAACCTTGGGTTGCATCTAATTATCTTCGTGACCCATCCCGCAAACCGTATTGGTTATCCTAAATTATGATCTTTTTATCTTGTCCACCAGTATATACTTTACCTGGTACATGGACTAAATGTAATGCATTGATACCACACTACAATGCTGATCCAAACATGACTTTTGGTATTTCAATTCTAGTAATATTAATACTACTATCAGGGTTTGGAGTTTATAGAGGTTTCTTTGCTAACAAAGATTTAGCAGATCCTTGGGATGATCATGACGACTAAAATAGACTGGACACCAGTCATGCTGACTGATGAAGAAGTAGAATGTATACGAGTCTGTTTAACTAATGCACCTATACCTTATGATATTTCTAAGAAGAATATTCCTAAAAAAATATTAGAAAGGATTGGTTACCCAACACCTTTAGAGGGAGAAACTTTACCATTAGTAGAATGTGATCTAAGCAAATACAAACCAATATGAAATTAACTCAAGAACTAATTGATCAGATACAGGAAGCAATGCTACACACCAAGAAGGATGGTAGTATAAACTGGAAGGATGAGGACGAAGTTGTCGTACAATTGGCAGGAACATTTGCTGCAGACAGATTTATTGTTATCAAGAATAAGTCTAAGAGTCCTGTTGTAAGTGCTGCACCACACCCTTACTTTGATTATGAAAAGAAAGTGTTTACTAAAGATGGTAGAGAAGAGTACATAAAAGAACAAAAGAAATGAAGATCGCAATCATTACAGACCAACACTTAGATGGACGTAAGGGTAACCTAGCGTTCTGGAATTACTTTCAAAAATTTTATGATGATGTCTTTTTTCCAGTTCTTGAAAAGGAAAAAATTACTACAGTATTTGACCTTGGGGACACTTTTGATAATAGAAAGTCTCTGGATTATAATACTTTTAACAGAGTTAAAATTAATTATTTCGAGAAACTAAAAGAATATAAAGTGCATATGATTCTTGGTAATCATTGTACTTACTACAAAAATACTAATAAGATTAATTCTCCTGAGTTACTACTAGAAAATTATGAAAACATTTCTATCTATTCTTCACCAGAGCATATAAGTGTTGGTGGTAAGAATTTTCTTATGATGCCTTGGATTAATTCTGGTAATAAGAAGGAAGCAGTAGAAATTATGAAGAGTAGTAATGCTGATATAATGTGTAGTCACATGGAGGTTGATGGGTTTGAAGTCACACCAGGAATGCATTTCGATGGTGGATTTTCTGTAAGTGATTTTAAAAACTTTGATCGTGTGTGGTCAGGACATTTCCATCACAGATCAAAACGTGGTAATGTTCAATACCTTGGCAATCCATATGAGATGTACTGGAATGATTACAAAGATAGCCGTGGATTTCATATCTATGATACTGAAACTGACAGACTTAAGTTTGTTAAAAACCCGTATAGTATCTTTGAAAAGATATTTTATGACGATGCCACAAACGACTACAACAAATCAGATGTGTCTAGTTATAAAGAAAAGTTCATCAAAATTATCGTTGAAGAGAAACGAGACTACCAGATGTTTGAAACATTGGTTGATCGTCTTTACAACGTAGGTGCTCATGATGTTAAGATAGTGGAAACACTAGTTGACACAGATGCCATTGATGATGTAGACTTAAAGACTAAGGATACAATGACATTACTTAACGAATATATTGACGAAGTAGAGATCGCTGTAGATAAATCTCATCTCAAGAACCTCATGCGATCCCTATATATTGAAAGTTGTAACGTTGGATAATGTACGTACTTACACTAGAAGATCATGCAGAGGGAGTTTATTCTGTCTATGATGAACAGAAAAATCGTGTCATACCAATATTTCAAATAGAAGATGACGCAGATAGATATCTGACAATGTTAGAAGATAGAGATTACCCTGCAATGACGGTTGTCGAAATGGAAGAACATGTTATAATAGGAGCATGCCAAGATCGTGGACAAAGGTTTTCCATAATCACACCTGACGATTTTTTAATACCACCTAATGATTTAGAATGATAATTTTTGAGAAAATCCGTTGGAAGAATTTTCTATCAACTGGAAATGTTTTTAGTGAGATTGATTTTACAGTAGGAAGAACTAATTTAATCGTTGGTAGCAACGGTGCGGGTAAGAGTACCATTCTGGATGCTCTTACTTTTTCTTTGTTTGCTAGACCTTTTCGTAAGATTAGTAAAAGTATGTTGATCAATAGTATCAATGAAAAGGATTGTATTGTAGAAATAGAATTTAGTATTGGTAAGAGTGAATATAAAATTGTTCGTGGTATGAAACCAAACAAGTTTGAGATCTATCACAATGGTGTGCTGTGGGATAAGGAGAGTTCTGTAAACGAACAACAAAAGAATTTTGAGAACAGTGTTCTTAAGATGAACTACAAATCATTCACACAGATTGTGGTGCTAGGATCATCTACGTTCGTACCATTTATGAAGTTGTCTGTACCACAGAGACGAGAGATCATTGAAGATATACTAGACATACAAGTATTCTCTACCATGAATCTTTTATTGAAAGATAGAGTAAAAGAAAATAATATAGAAATTCAAGAAGTGAACTATCAAATAGATTTACTTAAGGACAAAATAGAATTACAGAAACAACATATGCTTACCTTAGAGAGGAGAACTGAGGAAGATGTAAAGAAGAAACAGAAACAGATAGATGAATACCAAGCAACAGAGACATGTGGCACAGAAGAAGTTTTGATTCTCACACAACAAATCGAAAGACTTAATAAAGAAATGAAGGAGTATTCTAAGTCCAGTGCAAACTTGAAAAAGTTGAACACGTTTTTAATTAAGTTGACACATAAGTTGAACACATGCGAGAAAGATCATAAATTTTTTCAAGATCATTCCACATGCCCAACCTGTCAACAAGACCTTGAAAAAGAATTTGTCGCTTCAATGACAGGAGAGTTAGAAACTAAAATTAAAAATACTTCTAATGGTAAGCAGGAATTGATGGAAGCAATAGCAGGAGAGGAAGAAAGATTTGAAAAATTTACTGAGTTATCAACTGAAGTAAACAATATCAATACAACTATCAGTCAGACCAATTATCAACTGATGACTATTAGGAAACAGATAACTACTATTGAAAATGAAATAAAAGAATTAGAGGGTAGCAATCCAGATAAGAAAGCAGAGTATACAAAACTAGAAACTTTTATTAAGAACAAGAAAGATTACACCAGTCAATCTGCAGACTTGAAGAAAGATCGTGATGTCCTGACAACAGCATCACAGTTACTTAAGGATAATGGGATAAAGACTAGGATTATCAAGACTTATCTCCCTACAATGAATAAGTTAATTAACGAATTCTTACAAAGGATGGAGTTTTATGTCAATTTTACCCTTGATGAAAACTTTGAAGAAATAATTAAGAGTAGATACAGAGATATATTTTCATATGATTCGTTCTCAGAAGGAGAAAAAGCTCGCATTGATATTGCTCTTTTGCTCACTTGGCGTAGTATTGCTAAGCTTAAGAATAGCGTTGATACTAATTTACTTATACTAGACGAGATATTTGATGGATCTCTAGATCAACAAGGAGGTTCTGATCTAGGATGGATCTTGAGAAATTTTGATGAGCACACAAAAGTGTATGTTATAAGTCATAAAGAAAATTTAGATGACAAGTTCGATAGAACCATTACAGTAGAGAAGAGTAAGAACTATTCTACAATGAATGTGACAGTTAACGAAGTTACACACGCACTGGTTAGTTAGCAAAAATATCTGTTATCATGTGTATATACGAAACAAAAGCACATGTCGATCAAAGAAATCAAAGGTAATCTAGCAAGACTTCTCGCAACAGAGAATCTTATTGTAGAGCATAAGCAAACTCCTACAGCATACTTTAATGTTGATAGCAGAGTCCTTACACTTCCAAAATGGGACAAAGCATCTGATACTGTATATGATATGCTTGTAGGTCATGAGGTAGGACATGCATTGTTCACACCTAATGTAGATTTTAGAGAGCATGTATCTTGTCCACAAGATTATGTAAACGTCATTGAGGATGCTCGTATTGAGAAACTCATGAAGCGTAAATATCCTGGTCTTAAGAAATCTTTTACTGGTGGATACAGTGAGTTACATGACAAAGACTTCTTCCAAATTCTTGACACAGACCTTACAAAGTTATCTCTTATTGATCGTATCAACCTACACTTCAAACTAGGTGCATATGCTATGATTCCTCTTAGTGGTGCAGAGTTAGTATTTGCTGCTCGTGCTGATGTAGCAGAAACATTTGACGAAGTATGTAAGATTGCAGAAGACGTATATAACTTCAGTAAAGAACAGGAAGATGATATGGAAGAAACAGAAGTTTCTATATCTCAACCTGAGTCTGCTACTGGTGGTGACATGGAAGATGATGGAGAAGGATTTGGCATGGTAGAAACCAAAGCACCTAAAACTGAAAATGCTCCTAGCACAGAAGGTAGTACAGGTGGCACATCAGGAGCAGAACTAGAAGATGTAACTGATGATTGGTATGATGAAGATGGTAACCTAGATGATGGTGATGATGGTATTGAAGATGAAGGTGGTATAGAAGGTTCTCAAACACAGCAAGCATTTAATGATGCTCAAGAAAAATTATCTTCTACAGATTATTCACGAGTTAGTGAGTACATAGAGATACCTGAGAATGTTGATACTTCTAAGCACGTTGTAGATTGGAAAGTATTACATGATTGGATTGATAGTCAAAATGATGAAAGAAATGACTTCGCTGAAGTTGATGATATGTACAAAACATTTCGTAAGCAATCTCAGAAAGAAGTTAACTATCTTGTTAAAGAGTTTGAGTGTCGTAAATCTGCAGATGCATATGCACGTGCAGGAACAGCAAAGACAGGTGTTCTAAACACAGGTCTTCTTCACACATACAAGTACAATGAAGATCTTTTCAAAAGAGTAACTGTTGTTCCTGATGGTAAGAACCATGGCATGATATTCATTCTTGATTGGTCAGGTTCTATGTGTTATGAATTACTTGCTACTGTAAAGCAATTAATTAACTTAACTTCATTCTGTAAAAAAGTACAAATTCCTTTCGAGGTTTATGCTTTTACTAATGAGTGGAAAGCAGCACAAAATGCTATAGAGAATGGTATACCATCAGAGAATCTTTCATACCACCGTAGTTACTATGGCGACGAAGATTATGATAAGATGGTAAAAGGTCAATTCAATCTTGATTCTTGGTTCCACTTAATGAACTTTGTTTCATCACGTTCTAATGGTAAAGACTATGAGCGTATGGTAAAGAATCTTTTTCGTCAAGCAGCATACCATGGTAGATATGGTTCTTACACCCCAACAATAGGTCTTGGTTTATCTGGAACTCCTTTGAATGAATCAATCGTTATGCTTAACTACATGATTCCAGAATTCAAAAAGCAAAATGATCTTCAGAAAGTAAATGTATGCATCTTAACTGATGGCGAAGCATGTGGTAGTTCATATGGTTATGAGTATGATAGAGGTGAAGGTGAAATTGTAATCCGTTCACGTCGTATTGATGTTGGTGTAGCATTACGTGATCGTAAAACTGGTCACACATATACAGGTTTTGAATATGGTAGATGCACTAACATCTTTATCAGACAACTTCGTGATCGTAATCCAGATGTAAGTGTTCTAGGTTTTCGTATCTTATCAGGTGGTCAACTAATGAACTTTGTTGATACATATGGTGCAGAAGATAGCAACTTCACTGAGATCAAAAAACAATGGAAGAAGGAGAAGTCTGCAATCATTAAAAATGGTAAAGCATACACTGCTCTATATGCTATCAACAACAAAGCACTTGATGCTGACACAGAGTTTGTTGTAAAAGACAATGCTAAAAAAGGTGACATCACCAGAGCATTCAAAAAGATGCTTTCAAACAAAGCAGTTAACAAAAAACTACTCAACTCATTCGTGAGTCATGTCAGTTGACAAACTGTCCACTAGGGGTGGCAACACCCCACACTATCCTTTATACTAAGTACATAACAAACAAACAAAAAAATGCCATTCGCTCCTATCCCTGTAACAACTGAAGACTTCGTTGCATACTTAACAGAACAGTTCGGTACCGAAGTTAATACTAAAGAATTATTTCAAGCGTCAGAGCATTTCAATTGTTCACTCGCTACTGTCAAGAAAAGACTTAAAAAATACAAACAAGGTATTGGTAAGTGGAATCTTACAATACAAGAAAAACTAGAGATAGTATATAATGCACCATCAGCATCTCCTGCTGTTGCAGAAAATCTAGTTCCTGACAAAGACCACAACTTTGTTCCTTTCGGTAACTTTCCTGATGTTAAGAAGATCATTCAATCAGGTATCTTCTATCCTACATTCATTACAGGTATGTCAGGTAACGGTAAGACTCTTGGTATAGAGCAAGCATGTGCATTACTCAAGAAAGAACTTATCAGAGTCAACATCACTATCGAGACAGATGAAGACGATCTTATCGGTGGATTCAGACTTGTCAATGGTGAAACTGTATGGCACAACGGTCCTGTAATCGAAGCATTAGAAAGAGGTGCTATACTTTTACTTGATGAGGTTGA